TCGATGAGATCCACAACTTGACGCGTCTGATCCAAGGAACGATTGATCCTTACCTCTTGAATCTTCCTGGCGCAAAGAGAAAGATCCAGCCTGAGCCGATTCTACCTGGTAAGTGGAAGCCGAGTCTCTGTGGTCGCACGATGAATTATAAGCGCGGCTACCTTTTCTATCGGCTGCTTCTCGGCGCGAAGAATTCTAAGATCATCGGTCTCAGTGGTACACCGCTCATTAACTTCCCTGAGGAACTGGGTATCTTAGCCAATCTTTTACATGGATACCTGAATATCGGTGAGGCGCGCTTACCGAGAGGGAAATCATCAGACGAAGAGGAGAAGAAAGCAAAACAGATTACTACACTTGCGAAGCAGAATCGCTACGTTGATTTTATTAAGACAACAACAGACGATCATGGTGTAAAATTCATGTTTACAACGCTCCCTGATGGAATTCGCAAAGTGTCCTCTGAGAGCACAGGAGTTGAACGTATTAAGCCTTCAGAACCGCAGGTTTCCTTCGAGGAGCGGGTAAAATCGTTCAAAGATGCGATTCAGTTTCAGGGTGAGATTCAGACACGGTCTGAGTCCCTACTCCCTCCGTTCGGTGATCAGTTCGCCGATAATTTCCTTGAGAAGGATGGTGTCACTGTAAAAAACCAGCTGGTCCTAGTAAAACGTCTCTCAGGTCTAATATCATATTACAAGGGTGCTCGAAAGGATCTCATGCCGCAAGTTACAAAGGACGAGGTGGTTCGTGTTCCACTCTCGGCATATGCGCAGGAAAAATACAGTACAGTTCGTCTTGAAGAGATCGGTATTGAGGAGAAGCAGAAGAAACAGAAGGGAGAAGATGCAAATCGTCTCTCGTCTCTTTGGGCAGAAATTTACGATATCAAGAACTCTAAACAGACAAACAACTATCGCATGAGCAGCCGTCAAGCCTGTAACTTCTCCTTCCCTCCAGGCGTAAACAGACCAAGACCACGTGATATGCGAGAGGTCAAGGAGGAAGTCGGTCGTGATCGCGATATTTTAGCGGATACAGCTGTTCTTGAAAACTTTGAGGACGACGAGGATACGAAGTCCGTCCTCGAGGATGAAGAGGAAGCGGAGGACGCAGAGGCTGAGGATGACAAGGTAGATGACGAGGCGTTTCAGCAATTCCTTTCAGAAGAACAGGCTCGCTTACAAAAGGAGGGTAAGTCTGAAGAGGAGATCCGTCGTACACTCGATACACTCAAGTTTGATGAAGAGATTCGTAAAATGGGTATTCTGATGCCGCAGCAGAAAACAGCAGCCACAGCAGTAGCCTTAGCGAAGGCGCAGACCCAAGAACAGCAGCGTAGAGAAGTCCGCTGTAAAGCTGATATCCAGCCTGGTGAGACGTATGCAGATGCGATCAAACGTTGTAAGGACTGCCTTCTTGAGTACACACCTGAATATCTGAAGCTTGATGGCGAGAATGGCTTGAACAAAATCAGCCCGAAGTACGCGGCAATTCTTGAGAATATCCTGGCAGCGCAGGGAAGCAGTCTTGTGTACAGTCAGTTCTTGGACATGGAGGGAATTGGTATTTTTTCCATTGTTCTAAAAGCAAATGGCTGGGTGCCGATTAAGATTGATGTGACTGGACCTGATGGACCACATTTTACAGAGGAAACACTCGCCTCCTTTGCGCCCGAAAAGGCACAGACTGTCAATCGTTTCATACAGTTTACAGGCGGTGAATCCGAAGTAGTGCGCAGATACGCCGTCAATTTATTCAATGCGAAATACTCTGAACTTCCTGCGTCGATGATCAGCGTTTTGAAGAAGGCTGGTTATTCCTCGGAGGAAGGGCAACTCGACAACAAACTTGGTAAACTCTGCCGTCTCTTCTGTATTACCAGTGCGGGCGCTGAGGGTCTTTCTCTCAAAAACGTGCGTGCGGTTCATATCATGGAGCCCTATTGGAATGAAGTTCGTATGGCACAGGTGAAGGGACGCGCAGTTCGTATCTGTTCGCACATGGATTTACCACCCCCTGAGCGCACAGTTGAGATTTTTACCTATATTTCAGTCTTCGGTCCTGAGGCACAGAAGACAAGAGAAGGTGAATTTAAGATTGCTGAAACCATCATTAACAAGGATGGGCTTACACGAGAGGAGGCTGAGCAGATTGGCATCAAGGTGCCCGAAGGTGCGGCGATGTACACAATGACGAGTGACGAGCGTCTCTATGTAGTCAGTCAAAGAAAGAAGGCAGTCATAGACAATCTACAAAACATTATGAAGTCGGCTGCAGTCGATTGCGAGCTGAACTTGAATGAAAATAATGATGGTACCTTTGTGTGTCAGAAATTTACAGTAGGCGATTTTATGTACAATCCGATCTTAAAAGATGACATTGAGGAGAGTCGATTCTTGAAGCCTGCAACGGCTGCTGCGGCTTCGAAGAAGACATATCCAATTGTGAGAATGAAAGGTCGCCCCCTCAAACTTGTTCCGTTCACAGATCCTGGGACGGGCAAGGTTGTACGCTTTGATATGTTTGAAGTTGAGGACGAGGAAATGAAACAAGAAAGTCGTATTGGAACTGTTGACGTAGATCCGGTTACAGGAAAGAAGAAGCCTGAGACTGCTCGTCTTGTCTAGACGAATCCTAAGATGTTAAAGTTGTTTCGAGCCGACCACAGCATGTACCCTGTTCAACAAGGGGTGGATCAGCCCACAAAGAGATACCCTGATGATGCATATTTTGTATATTGAGCTCCCAATCTAGACATTCACGAAACGGGCGCATCGTGTGTAAAATACGCTCTAAATACGATACATGAAATAACATCGAATCTGTACACCGATACACAAACTGATGCGGTGGTTGATAAAGCTTTGTCGGACCAAATTGACTCACATCGCAATTCGGAGGGCGTGTCCGAACTCCCTCACCTAGACTTACATAGTCCCACGCAGCATTTTGTGCGATGAGCCCATCAAGTCGTGAAACAAAATCCTCACGTAGAAAGACATCCGATTCTAGAAAAACAACTGTCTTGTAGCCCCGCCGCACAGCCTCTTGCGCCCCCCAAATAAAATTAAGAACAAGAGAAATTTCACCCCGTGAAAGGCAGCGTGCCTTGAAGGTAAAAATCGGCATACCCTTTCGACAAAACGGATCATAATACTGGAAGATTTCTTCAGATGTGAGTTCATCACCCCACGTAGGACCGCTGATTGTAAGTTTTTCTTTAGGAATACCTCGCTCTAAAAGATGAGGCATAAGACGAGAAATGCGATCAGGCTCTCTTCGGGGATTTGCGAGTAAAAAGATTTGATCCACGTGTTCTAAAACCATCTTCTTTACAAGATTGTTTTAGAATGTATTGTTTGCCGCACAATTACAAATCAGATTCATACCATGTCCGTATCCAGCCACTGCGCGCCTCTCTCTTGATCTGCTCACCTTCCTCAATCTTGTAATCAAATCCGTGAAACCAGGCAAGATCAAGAGCACCGACGCCGCCGAAACGGAGCTCACCTCTCTGCTGAGCATTTGTGGCATAATCCGAGAAGAAGTAAGGCTGTGAATATGTCTTTGCGATTGTCATCGTCGCGTTCATAGGGAAAGAACCAGTATTTTGTAGTGTTGAGCAAGCCTCAACAACTACAGTTACACCCTGTGTATTACCCTGGAACTGATCAACACGCATGACAAATAAGTACCATGGGGCGCCTGAGCCCATTTGAAGCTGAGAAGGATAGATCTGTGTTGTTGTTCCTTGCTGCCCTTTGATCTCAATCTGCATGGATCCATTCGCAAGAATTGTTACCGTGTACCCAATGCGAGAAGTGTATCCACGTTCCAAATTCACCCATGAAAAAAGATTCATTGTCGTTTGGAATGTCTGGGGGATGCGGAAACAGATTGTAATTGTCTGAAGAGCCTGGAATGCCACTTTGGAGAAAGAAACGAATGAATCCCCGTCATTCACACGTACATAGCCTACATTGCCAGGTACAGAAGATCTATCTGACGCCCCACTAAAGAAAGAAGGATTACCATTCTTCTGGAGTTCCAATCCGCGACTATAAAGACGACGCTCTTGGAAGGCAACCTGATTCGCATTGACAGAATAAGCTCCCGTTGAAGGGGCTGACCGTTTACAAACTTCAATAGCAATGTAAGGCGCTGTTGATTCTTGTGTGAGGATAGTTAGCTGCCCCAATTCTCTATTTATATTACCTTGAGAGTCATAAAACGGTGTCATTGTGCTCATCTGACCCCCCGCTGTATCAGGTTTAAACGCGACACTATTTTGGAACTGATGCGCACCCGTAGCTTTATTCCATTCAACTGTAATAATATTGGGTTGATTCTTTTTAATAAGAAGTCCAGCTGTATTTAAATTCGTAAAGGTTGCTGCTGACTGATTCGTAAAGCGAGAAAATGTGTTGTCATTTGTTCCAAGATCAGTAATCACACGATTTACAGCAAAGCGGAATCCATCTTTTGAGATAGTCTGTAAGAAAATTCTGTAATCTGTAGGGACAGAAGGCAAACGAAAGTCAAAGAAAGAAATAAACCCTACATTTTGCGAAAGACCTGTGGGTGGAATTGGTTCGGAGGAAAGGGGGATATTAGGTAAACCCTTGTTCTGTGAGGAAAGTCCAATGCGCCGTCCCAAGATACAAAAGACTTGTCCAATTTGAGGATTTCTCAATGACCTGTCCATCCAGATTGTTTCTACTCCCTGTGTTGTGGCATCTATCGGTACTAAGACAGCTGGCGCAGGTCCAGGCTGAATACCCATGAATTTCAAAAGCGCATCTTGTTGAACCGAGCCATTTGTGCTACGAGTCTGTTGATCCAGCAGATTTACAGCATTCTTATAATTATCCCATGTGCGAATTCCTGGTCCCACTTGGTACGCAGCTGCAAGCGTGTTAGGATAGAGTGTACCTTGTTTCTTACCATTCTTCTTCTCCCAATAGCTTTTCACACATGAAAAGTCAATCGCTGACAAAAGGGAAGTTCCAGGAACATCACCGCAGAAATCATAGGTATCATAGATTCCCGCACGTGTACAAAGATCATCCGCTGCAGTCCGAATCGCTTTTGAAGGAGATGACTGAATGGCACTACGAATCTTACCAACCTCAGAGAGTGCGAGATTCATAGACCCCTGATCAGCGCGAAAAAGACTTTGAGTGATCGCTGCTGATCCCTGTTGAGATTGATAGTCCTGATATGACTTCTTTGTTTTGAGAGTTGTATCGTAGGGACCGGCAGGAGCAGCAGATTGAAGAGCTGTGTACATTGTTCCCTTATCACTACAGCCTGCCATTTGAACTGCGCGCAAGAGACAATCACGACTGAGTGTGCCACTGCCAGCCTGAAGGCAGGTGGCATCCAATTCAGATGTATCCACGAATCCCTCGTTCATTGTACATTGCCCCACAGTGGTTGCGATTTGTGATGAAGTACAGTCAAGTGTCGGATCGTCGGGATACGCCGCCTTCAATTGCCCAAATGCGTTTGTAATCGGAATAAACTTCTGAGATGTTTTACAAAATCCGATTTTACCAACAAATGTGCCATTCTGAATCGACGGTAATGTCATCAAAGATGTACACGTTGTCAGAGAAGCACAGGCATCTTTTAAGAGCTGCTTCTTTGCCTTCTGAAGATCCCAGAACCAGACCACACCATTTCCGAGCGCATCGGGAGAATCAACTGTATTCATCAGTGGTCCTTGCGGTGTTCCATAAGCACCTTGCGCGACTTCGGGGACTAGTCCAGATGATTTCTTATACCGTAATCCACAACGAAGTGGCGCATTCGGATTTGCGCTCGTATCAAGAATCATCTGTTCAAGTCCAGATAGACCCGTATAGCGTCTACACTCTTCAACGCGAGGGCTCTGCGCCGGAGATCCTTGAAGCATCGTTCCAAGGATAGAATCATTAAATGGTACAGAAGCCTTACCCGTGTAAGGATCTGACATCCGCAAAGCATCTTTTGCTGTATTCAGATTCGCTTGAACAAAGGGCACTGCGCCAGGAATCTGGTTTGGCAAAATACGTTTCTGCTGATAGAGATTTTGCTGTTCTTTAAAGAATGCCGACTGATCATCAGCCGCATCAAAAGGTTCTTTTATAGCACTGTAAAGGGAATTAAACATTCCTCTTGCTCTGCTATATGATTTAGAAATCATTCTACACTTCATACGCCTACAAATGAATTATTGGAAAAAGTCCATGCGTTTCCAGTTGAATCACTGGAGAGTACAAAACTTTGCCCCGCTGGTAGATTGAAGCCATTAGGGAATGAATTCATCCACTGAGATCCATTTGAAACATTCCAGAGACCTGCTGTCGCAAGTGCTGTCTTTGCTCTGACTTCAATGTATTGATTTGTCGGTGTCTTGATAAGTCGCATTTGCCATTGGATTACATTAGGACGACCATCTGCCCAGAAGTTTTGTCCATAAAGAACCATGTTGACTACACTCGCACCCTGTATAGTTTGTACAGGAGAAACATAGAAATTGGTTGTACGTCTATCATGTTGACCGACGAGGAATCCTCTTCCAAGAGTAGGGCTGCCCCAGTAGGTAGTTGATTGTGGCGCCCCGAAACCAACTACATGATTTGTCGCCCAGTAGGCTGTTGTATAGCTTGTTCCAAAGAAGGTAAATGGCATAATTGCGAAGGTCGCAAAATAATCGTCAGCACCAGAAATGGAAGAGAGCACTGACATCCCAGAAGTGGACATGTTAGCCGCGGCATTTCCAGGTACAACGAGTGTTTCGGGAGCGGGGGGTGGTGCGAGACTTGGCGCAGGCAAATTTTCAACCTTCAAGAAGCAATCTTCAATTGCGGACTTTCGCGCAGGATCGGTCGGTTGTGTGGCAGAATTAATAGCTGTCAAAAACTGTTGATTGAGAAAGGCTTGAACCGCGGCAATTCCTCCTTGTAAGCCCTTTGTCTGTAAACGGTTGACCGCATCCGTATTCGGCGCACCATTTGTCGCAACGGGGCTGAGTTTTCCACTGGGTATGCAAAAGACAAGATTACCAGCAAGATCTTTATTTGAATAATTCGCAGCACCGCTATACGTCGGTCCGATGCGTGTATCCTGGTTGCCCTTGTTCAGATACAAATAGTTGAGGCACTCAGCAGAAATCGGTTTCGTAGGATCTTTGAGTGCTTCTTCGCACGGTGTCGGTGGTAAGCTGCCTGAGCAGAGAGAGGAGGCAGCCGTTGTTACACGATCCAGGCTTTGAACTGACGTGAGATAAGCTCCAATTTGCGTGAGGTTCTGCGGTTGTCCACCTGACATATTCAACACCCCAGGATTTTGGTACAGTGTTCCTGAATTCGTACAACCAACGTCGAGAATCTGTTGTTGTAAACAGTCATCGGGATAATTACCAGGACCAACACCGGTTGCTGTACAAGGATCGGCAGAAAACGCAGTCAGAGATGAAGCCTTCGTTTGAAACGGTGCGGTTTTACAATCGTATGTGGCAAATTGATCGGATTCCAGGAAAGTGAATGGAAACATGCCAGAGAGTCGCATTTGTGTTTTACCCGCAGCAGCTCTGAGTTTACTCACTCTGATCGTGGGAAATTGATATGAACCCGCCAAGAATCGTGGTCTGGATCCAGTTTCAAGATCAGAGGTAGAGAGTCTGTGAATTGATATTTGATATTTACCTTTGTTCGGTAGTTTTGCGTCTAAGTAGCCATAAACGAAGGGATAAGGATCCTTTGCTTTTTCGGGCGCAACAAGCAATTCAAAGGGCGAATCTTCAGAGTTGCTGACAGGAATTTCAAAGACTGTATTCGTAGTTTCGCTCAACTTAGTTGGCTCATCAATTTGTGAGCCGGCTACTGTAAGTTTCGCCATCCCCCTACCCCTTAGAATCACAGAGATCGGCACTTTATCGGAACCAGGATCTACATAGGTGTATGTTGTTGTACCCATACATTGACCACAACCGGTATCGAGACCTGCTGATTTCTCTTTTTGACAACGTATTCTCTCCTTGAACTGGCGTAGATCATTTCCGCTCGTCGCAAAGACAGGCTGATCGGGTGCACCGGAACAACTCGCTAAACTCGGTTTCGCTCGGATAAAAGGCAGTGCCTTTTCTGTCTTTTCAGTTGCGGCGAACTCCTTTTCCTTGGGGTAAAGGAAAAGACCACGCTGACCGGCTTTGAATGTATTTCCCTCCTCGTCCGTTCCTTCTGTGAGGCAAACACCACAGTTGGCAGCAAAACGGGCATCTGAAAAAGGATTGTCGGACGAGCCGTTTTGTTTACAAAACTGTATGTTATCGACTACGCCTCCTTGTGGATCTTTACGTGGTTGCATGTAGAATTTAGAGATAGAGGTCTGTAGAACCTCCTTATTGCCTTTTACATAGTCGGACTGTGTTCCACCCAGCGCTAATTGTGCGTCCTTGAGTGCCGCCGCTGCTGTAGCAGGATCGGCTCCCGCTGCTAAAAGTCCATTCGCAAAAGGGTTGAGCATTTGTGAAAGAGGATTGTAACTCGATTGTCCAGATACCTTATCGCCTTCGAGACCAGGTACGGCGTCATCAAATCCTTCGTTCTTTTTTTGTGTTTTTAGAAAATACAAAAAAGCAAGCGATGAGGCTGTAAGTGCTGTGAGTCCGAGGACTCCTTTTATTTGATCCATCCGAATCCTTCTATTTGTAGAACTACAAATTGTCAGGGCGTAGACGACTCGTAGCATCCATATCACGTGTAATGACTCGGAAGACAAAATGTGTCTGATGACTCAAATTGAGAAGACGACCCGCCGTAAGTGTGTTACCAGCTAACCTAGATAAGAAGGTTGCGTTATTTGCTGTGGATAATGAACCAAAATTTGTAGGTACAACACTTCCTGAAGTCGGATCATTCATTCTCGATTGTATAATAATGTATTTACTGTAACCGACTTGATTTGCTCCATCTCTGTAAAATACTGCACTACCTGAACGAGTTGACCAAGCAATTCCAACAACAAGATGATCACCTGTATTCAACCAATTGACCAAATCAGCAAGGGCACCCGTATCGCCACTAAAACTACTCGGAAAGGTGACGCCACGAATGCGGATACGATCTCCCTGTACTACAGAGAAACGACTGAAAAAACTTGATGTCTCTAACCAAATATAGTTTGAACTGGCATCGGCATACTTGGTATTTGTTACGTTTGCCGTGGGGGTACCACTAGAAGGAAGCATATACGCTGATGAAAATACACCACTGATATCCAGTGTATCCTGAACATCACTTACTAGATTTCCATCGGGTCTCTCAAGGCGCAAGGTCAACTTTTGTAGAGTAGACAAGGGAGTCGGCGTGTAGACCTTCTGGCATTTCATGAATTTTGGAATCATAGCAAGATAACCACCCTTAGTTGTAACGTTAGAATCAGAGATCCAATTCGCGTCATATTGAAGAACACCGAAGGCACGCTCAAAATTGTAATCTGTGCCGTAACTATTTGTGTCGAGTTCCTTGACATACAAGTTCAAGTAAGGAAAGCTCAGAATATTTACATTGAGTGATACATCATAGTTTACAGAAGCTGTAGTAGCAGCATTCTTTCTCATGATCGTATCAACACCTTCAACAGGCAAGATTGCCTTTACAAATTCAATGCGCGTGATATTCTTGAACTTAATGGATGCTGCAGCATTTACGCCGAAGAACTGTCCTGCGCGATTATTGCCAGGATCAAAGTTTACAGTGAAGTTATACCTGTTTTGGAGAGTTGGATTACCACTTAACCAATCACGGTCAGCACTATACATGAACAAATTGTACTCATTTTCCTTGTAAGTCAGAACATCATCTTGCGGGATGATATTATCCTGTGGTCTTACAGGACGTGTCGTTAGAGCTGAAGGAAGCGCAGTTGTCGCATTACCTGCGGCTGAATTGTTGGAGCGAAACAAGGTCTCAAGTGACGTACCTTGACCGATGGGATTACCATCAATGACGTCCTTCATAAAAATACGCCGAGGGTCAGGATTCACCATCCGCGTCGCCAGTTCTGTGGCAGACTCTCTTTGTACCATCATACGTGAATTCTCTCTTTGTGTAAGAACGAGCTGATCTTGAGCAGCAGCCGCCGCACCCATTGAACTGTAATTTTGATCGGCTGTTACACGTGCCTTCAGCAGTTCGTCTGATCGCTGCGCCTCCTCTTCTCTCTGCTTCTTGATCTGCTCGAAGATGCCCATTGAAACAGGCGCCTCATCATCGAGGGGGATACGAAACGTGGGTGGCGCAGGAACAGGCGCCTTCTTCGGATTCCGCTCATTTTGTAATTGAGAAAAACGAGTGCCGATATCCTGGCGCATGGAATCATCATTGCCCTGCACTTGTACTGTGTTCACCTGGCTACGACGAACATAGGCAGTGAAATCGGGGACGACCGCCGTGATAACTTCCTTGTTTTTCAGTCTGATACTTGCCGCTGTATCCGCACCAGGAAATGTCTGATGAACTTCATTCATGTAATGCCGAATAGTCTTTACAAGGCGCTCCTTCTGTTTATCTGACAGGTCACCTCCGAGACGGCGCTTTTCGTTCTCATACAACATTTCACTGAGAAACTGTTCATTTTGAGGATTCATAAATCCTTGTACTGACGACATTCTATTGAGAGTACAGGGATTTCATTTGAGGGCGGGCAACGCGCTTAGTCTGAGAAGAGACAATCACGTAGATCAAGCATGGCTGAATCTCGGGGTGCTCTCCGACAAAATGCTCTGAAATTATCGCCCCCTAGCATCCGAATAATGAAATAAAGGCAATACATTCCACATTCGGATCCGTTGAATTGGAAACGACGAGCGTTATATGCGAGTCGTAGGGATGGGTCCTGTGTCGTGAGCCACTTCATAAAAGTTTCAATCTGCTTCGGCGGCTTCATTCCATACGAATCAAAATAGTAGCAGCGATGGCTTGGGATATCAATGAAGTTCGCAATCCAGTGGCTGCCGCCCTTGTAATGCGGATCTAAATTGTAGATTATACCAATCTTCTGAATTCCCTTCTTCATTGATTCCAAAATGCGCATTGAACACATTTCCTGAATGAGGCATTTACCACCGCCCTTATAGGGATCGGGCGCAGCAAAATCAATCGGAAACGGTCCCATGAACTCGAATTTGGGATCCATTTCCTCATATTGCTTCATAACGTTCTCAATATTTGAACTATCGAGCCACTGGTCGGGATCCTTCTTCCACGCATCTGGTTGTTTTGGACGTAAATACTGTTTTACATAATTGGCACGCTCTTCTTGTTCTAACGGCGCTGCTGAAAGAAAGCTGTATTCGGCACCTTCCGACACCTGGAATTTATGTTCAAGCTCTCTACGAATTTGTTCTGGTGATTTCCTCGCCGTTGACACGCCTGCCTTTTGCGCAATATGACCCAGTACATTCGGTGGTAAGCAACCATAGTTTGGTCGTTCATCACCGACCCGAGGGTGGCATTGACACGCTCCAGGTAATGGTATTTTACCTTTTCTTTGTTTTCTTGTTTTTGACTTTACCATCTTTCCTATTCTAAGATGAGAGAATGACCAACCCTGCTCCCAAAAAGTACAATCAACAAAATTATTGGAGATATGTATTTGCGCCGATGTTTATGGCTGTTATTGCTTTCGGCATTTACATACTGTTTACGATGAATGATTCACAGGCGATGTCATTGAATTCTGTTACAAAACAGGTAAATAGCATGTCAAATGAATCACCGCTCCCTGCGTCATCGATTTTTAAGAATATAAATGCGAATGCGAATACAAATACTTCTCCTGGCAATAGTTTCAATGCCTTGTAAACTTTTTACCATTTGTAAGTAGATAAGATGAACCTCAAAGAATTATTACCTTACTTGCTTGTCGGCATAGTTCTTACATCTGTAGCGGTGAGTGTCGGATATATTGGCTACTCGGCTTCGGGTAATCAAAATAACCGTAATGAATTACAAAAGCACGTCGCAATTTTGACCACTGTCAACTTGCTAACGGCTATTTTTCTGGGTATCTTGTTCTATTATTACATACAAATGAACAGTGCATCCTTTGTTCCGTTTACGATCATGATGATGACATTCAACCTTTTCTTGAGCATTATGGCTGTAAGTGTTGCTGTTCTCACGCAGACATCATGATCTTAGGGCAACAAAAGACCTGTAGAATCTTGTGCTGAAGACGGAATCGTCCGGTCCAGATATCCGCTTCCAAGTTATGTTGAAATGATATACCCTGAATACGAAGACCGACACGAATTGTATCACCCTTAACAATTGAACCCGTTGTTACACCCTTAGACCAGACCCGATCCTTCCAAATGGGAATGCTTATATTTCCGGTCACAGCTGATGGGCAATACAAGTTAATGATGTTATTCTCTACAAAAGGTTGAAAAAAGACATGAAGTTCTTCAGATGTTTTCCGTGAACCAGGAAACCATTCGCTTTGTTTTTGAAAGACAATCTTCAGAAGAGTTTCTTGAAGAGAACTGAGTGTATGTAAAACGGCTGTATTATCTTGAATTGATAACTTAAGTCTTCCTGTTTGAGGATCGTAATCCTTAACAAGAAGTGGGGGAAGCAATATGTTCACCGATGGAAGATGAATCGGTCCATCTGAGTATGCCAGAGGCGCTAACGGTTTTTCACCATAACGAATTTGACCAACATTGATTTTATTTACGTCTATTTTTTGTAAGGGGACAGCCCACTCCATTGAGTACAATTAATGCCTATTTGTTTAGCCTCACCTCCGTCTAAACCACAACCACTATTTACTGTTAGAGTATGGATTCACTTAACATATCCTGGAGAGGACAACCAGGTACAGGTAAAAGAACACAGCTTGTAAATGGTCTTCAGCAAATAGCCCGCATTCGAGGTATACCGTTTACAATTCAGAAGAAACTCTTTCATGTACAGAATTCAAAAGGTGACGGCACAGAAATTTCTACGACCGCCGACGAGGAAGATGACGCGGGACCAACATCTGAAAAGAACGCGATCCCCTATGAATTTTCTTATATTCATGTTGGATTTGACATTGCGCGCATGTCAATGCAGGACAAGATTTACTTGAGACCTATTTTACAGCGTTGGGGTACTGGATCGCAAGTTTTAGCTGGACATCAAGGACGCGCCTCACGAATCATTGTCTTTTATCACGCGCATCTTCTCAGCACAGAGTCTTGTTTTCTCTTACATTCTCTCTTGGAGGAGTGTGGACGAGATGTTTCGGTGTGGTTTACAACAGAGCAGTCAGTTCCACAGCGCCTTTCAGATTACTTTTTGGAAATTCCTGTTGGTGGTCATGATAGAGCCCTGGAAGCATATAAGGTCGCACTTTCACAAACTACGCTGCCGACATGGGCAGATATTTTTCGCATCAAATTGCTCGAGTGGGCTGCGCGTGGTCCACCAGTGTTATCAGAGACGACACAGATTCGTGCTTTCCTCTACGAATGCCTCATGCGAAATTTGCGCTGGGTCGAAGCCATTCATATTATCTTAGATGTTCTTCTCACACTTCCGATACCCGATGAGAAAAGGCTGAAGGCACTTGATGTAATTGCTAGACAGGAGGCAACCGCAGCAGGTCAGACCATACCGAGTTATCGAATTCCTCTTTTATGGGAAATGATGTTCTTGAATCTACGAGAGTCTTTGTCTTCAGCCACAGTAGAGGATGGATCCAGTGGTCCAGGAATGTGTACAACAAGCACAGTTATTGTTCCAGTTAGCGGAACTACAGTGGCAAAACGAAAGCCCGCAGCAAAACGACGTGGAGGAGTTCAAGCGACAGACTGAGCCGAGTGTCTTTGATCCTTTACTCTTACGCGCAACTCTTTGGAAAGAAGTGGAAGAGGGACGTGCCACCGTGAAAGCACGAGGCTGCGCCTTGGCACGAGTCATTTGGATTCAGCAAAAAGGAAAAAAGGTGGAACCTGATTGGTCTACGTGGGGTCGAATCTTTCAGTGGTATGGGCAGCCTAGTAGTGGCGGCGTATGGCGTATTTTCTGGTTTCCTTCTGAAGTCAAACGTGTTGTTCCTACGCTGCCTGAACGACCTGGACCCGCACATCTCAATGGTGGCTACACAATTCCCTGTACACCTACAGCAATCGTTATCTATAGAAAAGAAGAGGCAACGCGTGTTCTTCTACATGAGCTTTCACATGCAGCATGTCTTGATGATCAATCAGAACCACTTATTATACGAGAAGCACGTACCGAGACATGGGCTGAAATATTTCTCGTCGCAATCAAATCAGGAGGGTCTTTAAAAAGGGCTAATCATCTTTGGAAATTTCAGACTCAATGGATCAGTGACCAAAATGCTATGTTACGCACACTTTACGGTATAAAAGGACCAAATGACTATTCTTGGCGATATACGCTTGGTCGTGAAGTAATCTTGAAACAACTGGGAATTTATCTACCGGCTCCCAAATCAACCTCACAGTCTTTGCGTTTTACACACATCACATTATCTTGATTAAAAATTGATTGCTCTTTCGGCTGCGCTTATTGTAAAAACAGCTATGGGAATACGGGGCTTATATTCGGCGATTAAGTCGTATGCGGTACCCATTCATCCGGCGCACGAAGAACCCCTTGTAATTGGTGTTGATACCTATGCACTCTTTTATAAATATAAGGAGAACTTAACTGATCTCTTTACATTTATTGAAACACTTTGTTGTAAAAAGCATAGAGTAATCTTTATTGTGGACGGTGTTCCTCCGGTAGAGAAACAACAAGAACTTCAACTCAGAAAGAATCAAAGGAAGGCTGCTCATACTCAGGCTGCTGCGCTCAGAGCGTTCTTACAAGAGCCGAGCTCACAAGACCTTGACCGTGGCGCACGTGCTGTTCTCGAGTCTAAGGTTCTACAATATGAAAGTGAATCGTGGGCAGTCTACAGGGAACTCCGTGAGGACTTTGTTAGAATGGCAAAAGAAAAGGAGTATGAAGTCCGGTTCAGCCAGGGAGAGGCAGATACCGATTTGTTGGCTATGGCTTTCTCTAATGAAATTCAGGTGGTGTTAGGTAATGATATGGACTATTTCGTGGGCGGCGTTGAACGTTTGTGGGTTCTTATGAAGGACACAAAGGATATACAGGAATTTCGGCGTTCGGCTATCTCAAAGGTACTTGGAATTCAGTTGGATTCATGGAGAGATATTGCTATTCTTTCCGGGTATGAAAAAGCACCCGAGCTTCGCCGAGTTCCGGCGAGCCACGCAATCTCCTTGCTTCGTTTCTATGGATCTTTGGAAAAGGTTCTTCTGAAAAGACCTGAACTTCTCCGCGGA